CACGCTAATACTTTTATACCTGCTGAAATTCAAAAGCTGGTTGAAACTGGAGAACTAATTCAATGGCGAAAACACCCACATACATTTTTTGTTGCTGGAGTTGATAAGGCTCGAATTGTTTGGGATGAAAAACGAAAAGTAGTTGCCCATAAGTTTGTCAGTGAAATAACTATTCAAGAACAGCGGACAAAATTTGTCAGAATATACAATCAGCTGAACGCTCTTTTAAATGGGCGGTAACGTTTTGCATAAGACCAGTAGCGGGATAGTAATCAGTACACTATCAACCGCTAAAAACTTAATAATAAGCCTCTTTTTTTTGCTCATAATATTTTAAAAGCATTTCGCCAATAGCCTTGTTATAAGCCATTTAGCTGCTCGACTAATGCAACAACTCCAAAGCACCACTTTTGTTGGTCTTTGTTGAATTGTAAAACATTATCATTAAGCGGTGCGCCTATATTATAAAATTTGCCTGTCAAAGATTTTATTATCTCTGAATTTTCTTCAAGCATTTGTTTATACTCCTCAATTTGGAGTTGTTGTTTTGCGATTAATTCATCTTTTGTCATTTCATTTTTTTTAGTTGTTAATAATAAACGGCTTATAACAGCGGTTTGGTGGCATTAAATAGTAAGATATTCAATAGCTTTCCTTAAATATTCTATGTCGTGTTGTAGCTTCCCTATAGCTGTATTGCATTTCATACACAATAACCCCCTTACCTTATTGGTTGTGTGGCAGTGGTCAACAGCAAAACTTAACACATCTTTTCTTCCACTATTTTTAGCCCCACAAATAGCACAAGAGTAATTTTGCTTAATAAGCATATCGTTGTATTGCTCTATTGATATTGAGTACAATCTACGCAACTTTGAAGCCTTGTCTATTTTTCTATATAGGTTTGGTTTTTTCAAAACCATTAGGAAAAAAGAGTTGGTGCATTTTCATAGTTTGTTATTAAAATTTCAGTTCGCTTATTCATTAAGTTTTTCCGTTCCCCAAGTGTAATTACATTCAACTTGTATTTGTCTGCAAGTCCGAGAATAAATGGTGTATCAAATTCACTAATCATAAATCGTATTCCTATTCCATTTAGTATCTCAAATAAGTCCATAGTGTCATTCTCTGTAAATGAATGTTCAAATGTGTCATTCGTTCCAATGTAAGGTGGGTCAGCGTAAATAAAACAATTCACTTTATCTAAATCCCCGTGAGGAAAATTTAAGTTTTTAAGCAGTTCTCGAAAATCTTTATTTAAAAATTTTGTGTTTCCCATCTGCTTAAAAGCATTATTGATTATACGGGCAAAATTTTCTTTGTCTTGCGTAAGTATATTTGTGCTAAATGTATTCATCAGTCCTCCAAATGATAGGCTTGTAAGGCATAAAAACCGCAATGCTTTTCGTAACGGTTCAGTTTCCTTATTCACTTTCCAATGTTCAAATAAATGTTCACTCAATGGAGTTTCATCAATCAGTTCAATCAATTCTTTTGCGTGGCTCTGAATAATTGTGTATAGATTAAATATTTCTCCATCCAAGTCATTACATATATTGTGTTTCGCTTTCGGTTTGCTGAAAAACATTCCACCACAGCCAAAGAACGGTTCAATATAAATGTCGTGCTTTGGAAAATATTGTTGTATTTTCATTGATATTTTTGCTTTACTTCCTAATCTTCTTAAAATCATAAAATTCCCACGCTAAAAATTAAAATAAAACCAGACACATAACAGCAGCTATACGCAATTTTTCCACCGCACAAAGCCGACACACAACTGCGTATAGCTGCAAAACGTATGCAAATTGTTTAATTTGCTTCTAAATTCGTTTTCCGATACTTTCATAATAGGGTAAAAATATAAATTAATGTAAACCAAAAAACAAAACATAGCAGTATAATAATACTCCAAGCAATAACTATTTCGTTATTCTCTATAAATCGTTTAAACACCCGCTTTACGCCACGCATACGTTATAGGCTCTAATGTTCTTATCTTATACCCAGCTTTATACATTCGTTTCCATAAATCCACATCTTGACATCTACCAGCTAACATATAACCCCCTACATCTTTAACCGATTGGTTCTTGTACATTACTGTTCCGTGATTAGTCAGCCAACCCTCTGTTCTTTCCTCCAATGTCGTTATGTATTTATGTGTGGTTTTATAAATCGGCAACCTCTGAAAGTCACTTTCTCTAAAGCTGTATAAATTTGTTCCTAATACATCAATATCGGGATTATCCTTTAAATGGTTTACTTGTAATTCAAATCTATTTGGCAAAGAAACATCGGAACTGCCTTGTATAGCTATCCAATTCGTTTTAATTAATGCGTGTCCTAAATTCAAAGCCGAACTTGTACCGCCGTTTTGCTCTTTTCTGTAAACCTTTACGCCTTTAATTTGCTTTATAAACTCTAAGGCATTTAAAGTACCTACATAATCCGATCCGTCATCTACTAGTACTATATCATAATCTTGCTTTATGGTTTGGTTTGTCCAATGTACTGAATATACACACTCAATTAAATCTATTGGATTTGTGTTATACACAGGTATTAATACGGTAAAATCAATCATTATCTAATATCCTTATAAATACGTTTATTAAAAAGAAATTTAAACCAATACAAGGCAATAATATAAACCAATTAAGCCCAAATAATAACACTGCCCAAATAACTAAGCCTATACATATCCAAGTGCCAAAGCAATTTACACACGTAAATAATTTGAATAGTTTGTAATTAGTAGCTGTTTCAACTATAAATGTATTTGCTTCGTTTTTGTCAGGTATTGTTAAAGCATAATCGTATTTTATCTTACTATACTTTTTTACCACCTTATACGCTATCCATAACGTAACGAAGTCTAATATATTACCCTTATTAGTGGCAAAATCCACAAACAACGCTAAACAAGCGCTACACAATGATAGTATCAATATCTGTATAAATGTATAAACTAACTCCATATTATTCGCACTCGCAATCTAATTTTGCGTTATTTACAAAGGTTTCAAACCAAAAACAGTTATCAGAGCCTACGGATACTATTGCCCCTGTGTTGTCTTTTAATTCAAAGACGTGTACCATATTCTCATTTACTCGGCTCTTATCAATAATTAAAAAGCCTGTTGTTACCTCAATATCAAATACTTGTTCGGTTACTGACTTAATATGAATACTATAAGTCGCATTAGGCAAAGATATGCCTGTATCTATATTTTCATTGTGTGGGAACGCACCCAAATACAAACAATTACACGCTAACATACTATACACTTATTGGTTAATGAATATTTAACATTTATATTTACTCCAATTATCACAGGAATAACGCTCCCTGAATACTTCTTTAAACTTTCTACTCTATACACATTTTCAAAGTCGGTTACAAATCTACTAACTATTATATTTGCTGAATGTATATCTTTTATCTCTTTAAACTTTATAATACTTAATACCTTTAATATATCTAAACAAACTTTCTCTTTTGTCTTAGTATTAGAAAAATCATAATAAACCACTTTAAAGCTAAGGTTAAACACTTGCTCGTTATTACAAGATGTCGTTCTAAAATACTCCACAACTCCCTCATTTGTTTCTCTTATGTAAACGGTTGCTGAGTTATTATCATTTATTCCGTATTCTTTTACATCTTTATCGGAGCAATCGGACTTTACCAATTTACCGCTTTCTAATTGCATTAAATATCCGTTATCTATCTTAATATACGGTATATTCTCTTTTAATTTACTTGTTATGTAGTTTGCTATTATTTCTCTCATTTAACTTGCCATATAGTTTAAATATCTTTGTCTTAACTCTGTTATAAATTCTTGGTGCATTTCCTCAACGTCTGAATTCGGCACTTCAAAAATAACCTTTTTAAAATGTTTCTCCAAATAATCGGCTTTTGCTTTTTGCAATATGCTATTAAAACCTATTGCAAATCTTTTAACATCTAACTTCACAGACCTGAATAAATCCCCTCTAAATGTTAAATCTACCTCGCTTGTCTGCAATCCATTTAAAGCCCTAAACTCTTTATATCCGCCCTCTATTAGTTTTAAGCGTTCAAATCCTTGCTCTGTTTTAATAGTCCGCCAACCGCTATCGCCTTTGTTCTTTTTGTTCTTTGCTTTCTCCGAACTAAAAAAGGCATTTGCCTTCGTTTTATTCATAAAGGACTTCGCTCCAACTAACATTGGCTTTGTGCTATACTGCCCTATTGGTGTTTTATCACTTGCCTTACCCTCATTAAATATCCTTGAAACATACTCCCCAAAATAAGTCCCTATAACCTCACCAGTTATTAGCTTAGCCTCACGCCTCATAAAAGCATCTAACCCAGCTAATTTATTTACTGTTTTCTCAAAACTCATTTTAAATCATTGTCCTGAACTTCTACCCTTATATCCTCGCCTTTACTGTATGCTTTGTAAATTATCGGGTAAATCTCCTCATACTTTCTGCGTGAATTATTTACCCCTTTATGTGATCCAAACATTACTATGCTTGTACCTACAATATAACAACCGCTTGTATCTTTTTCAGTATTTCCCCAATGCAATAACACATTTTCAAAGCCCTTTACATTCCTAAAATGCAATAGTTTATGTGCCTCGTAATTATCTCTTTGTTGCTGGGATAATGTTTGGTATTGCTTTCTGCTTATTAGCGTGTAATCCCTTTTATTAATGTAATACTCATTGCTAAAACGTTGGCTAAATACAAAATCCATTTCATAAAAGCCTTTAGGTATTCTCGTTTCGTGCATTACCTTTACAGCTCTGTATTCATCTTCCACGCCTACACCGCTAATTCTTAGCGTATCGCATTTAAACCTACTTAATGTTTCGTTCTCGTTGGAATAAAACCTATCAATCGTTATTACGTGCATTGTTTATCTTATCTTTTGTTGTTTTAAAAGCATTTAACATATCCGTAAAACGTTTGGATATTCTCGTTCCTGTAATTACTCCAATGTTCTCATCAATACTCACTAATTCATTAAATACCACTACACCGCAAAACAAATAAGTTGCTAAGTAATTAAAGCTAGTGAAATTCAATACAATTTTATTTAATAGGAAAATATCCAAAACAAACACACCTAATAAAGCTGAAACGAATATAAAAGTTTTTGTTATTACCCTACCGAATTTTTTGCTCTCAAACTTTACACCCCTCTTTTTAGCACCTATTATGCCTGTAATAGTATCAAAGCCTATGCACATTACTATAATGCCGATTAATGGCTTTATAGGGATAAAAAAACAAGCTATAACTGTTAGTGTTGAAACTATGTAAGTTTTCATTGCTACTAATATTGAATTTAACATAAATCTATCTCCAACCTTTAGTTCCTTTTCCTTTAGTTCCTTTTCCTTTTGAGCCACAGCTCCCACAAGCGTATATTGTTTCATTGTTTTTCATTTTTGTTATTTTTTTAAGGTAAATAAATCATTGTTTTCATTTTATTGCAAGTAAAGCAATCAGAGGCTACATTCTTAATATACATATCTATTGAATTTGTAAACACCTTAGCCTCTTTGTCGTATTCCTTTTGATAATCTTCTAACAGCATTAAGGAGTTTTCTCTATTGAACTCCGTAACAGCGTTTAGCCTATCAGTTGTTAAAATCTCTTTCATAAAATCAATACCACATTGATACCATATTAAGAAATTCATTCTGCCTATTAAACTACATACCACATTCTCAGTATTACATACTAAAGATACATCAGCACCTACTCCAAACATTGTATTTGTCTTTTGTGTACCGTCCCAACCATAAACTAATATGTTTTTATTACTACTACCACCATTGCAAGTACTACAACCGCTTGGCGTACTTGAATAAACTATTTCACCTTGATAGGTAGTTAAAGCTGTGTTATCAATAGTAATATAAACGTTTTCGGTTTCTGCCAAATAATCCAACTTCACCGTATTACTCACATTTGCCACTAATGTAGCTGTTTTAGTAGTGGTTTTTTCACCATCTATAATATTAATCGTTACTGCTCCAGCCTCTACTACCTTTATTATAACCGTATTGATTAAAGCCTTTAAATTCTTTGAGCGTGGTGTCTGTATTAATAACCCTCTATTAGCGTTTAAAGGTGCATTTGTAGTGCTTTTAAACCTATCAATCATAACACCGTCTAAAACGGAATTGTATGTAAATTTATCTTGAACTATTTGCCCAAACTTTTGTATTACTTTTAAATGAGCCACTTTTATAAGCTCGTTTAAAAAGTCTATTCCGCTTGTATAATCGGTATTAGCTACCATACTTGCACTCTTTAATGTTATACCATGCAAGTTGTTTATAAGCAAAATATTTGAAGGGCTAGGACAATTAATGAAGTCCCTTACACCTACATATCTAAGAGTTCCACACTCTATTTCTTTAATACATTTCATTCGGCTAATTTAATAAAAAAGTAGGGGTTTTTACACCCCTACTAATTAAACATATTAAGCAGCAGTTGCTCTCATGTGAAGTAAGTTGTTTACTCCACCCTCTGCACCACTTGGAATATAGAATAACTTATAACGTAATGATAAGTTACCGATGTATTTCTCTGTACAAATATCAAGCCATAGTTTGAAATCATAACCTAAATTAATTGTAGGGTCGTTAATGATAGCACGTGTTAATAAACGTGAATCGTCTTTATACGAACCTTTGTATTTATTATAAGTTAATAATTGCACTGAATTAGGGGCAAAAGCAACGAAATCATTTGCATTTGATAAAAGGCTTCCTACATTATAATCTTTGTAGAAGCTAAAGTTTCCAGCACCGCTTAAATCAGTACCTCCACTATTGCAACAACCGATTTTCTGCAACATAGCATAGCTGTTTAAATTTCCAGCACCAACAAAAATAGGTTTTCCACTTGCTGAAATCTTATCAAACTCATCTAATGCACTTACTTCACCTAAGTAGTTAGCTGAACTTGTAGCGGAGTTAATCATTTGGAATGATTTTACAGCAGTTGTTCCGTCGCTAAACTTACCAAAGTTAGAAGAGATGTTAGTAATTAAACGCTTATCTAATTCATTGCGTAAATCGTCAATCTTTGATTGGAATACTCTTGAAATCCATTCATTATCTGCCTCGCAAAGTTTTCGCATTTCAGTTTCATCAAACTGAAAGTTTTTAGTGGTAATACATTGATCAATATCTACTAAAATAGAGTTTGGATTAACCTCATCATCTGCTGTACAGCTACCGCAAGAATTAGCAATAGAGTTTGTACCTCTTGGAATAAATGTTACATCAACGTAGTGTTTTTTTCCGTCTTTTGTATCAATAGCGTTTTGTAAAACGCCGTTTGTGTTCTCTTTTGAAACAAGCGCTTGTAGTAATCCGTCTTTGCTGTTTTTAGCCTCTGGAGTATTAGCACCTGCAATTGTATCTAATCCTATTTGAATGTTAGGACAAATACCGTCTGTAAATGTTGAATTTAATGACATTGTAATAAAAATTTATAAGTTAATTAATAATTGTTTGTTTGCGACTAAAACAAGTATAATTAATGGATTTTTTGAGTTTAGAGTACTCCTACTAATTACCTTTTAGAGTTGAGGTATAACAACCTTTTGTAATGCAAAGATAAATATTTTATCTTTACAAAATGAAAACAAATCAAAAATTTATTTATGCCTCCATTATCCTAATGGCATTAATGGCTTTGGCTTTAATTACAAAATGTAATGATAAACCAATACAAACCGCTTTAAACACCGCTAAAACGGATAGCTTAGTAAATGTTATTAGTAAACAAAAAAGGCTGTTAGCGTATAATGATAGCGTTTATAATGCTAATAAACGTATTGATACGGTTTATATTACTAAATGGAAGAAAAATATAGTAAGAATAACCCAAACAGCTCCCGATACGTGTAAGGAGTATATTGATAGTTTAACCGTTTACTACTCCAATATTGATAGCGTATTGGTTAAAGAAATTAAAGACATAACCGCCTTGTATAATGGTTGTAAAAGTATTTTAAAAACAAATGATACATTAAATTTAATGCTCATAAAAGATAATAGGGCTTTAAAGGATAGTATTAGTTATTTGCATAAGGATTATAATGCTAAAATTGAAAAACAACGCTTTAAAGGTCGTTTGTTGGCTTCTCTTAGTAGTTTAGGTAGTATATTCGTGGGTTTTGGCATTGGCTCTGTTGCTCGATAACATCCCTCAAAATTTGAGGTATGTTTTTGTGTATATTTTAAAATATATTATTTTAATTTGTATCGTATTAATAATAAACCAAAATAAAATGAAAGTACAACAAGTAAAAATCAAAGAGTTTAAGGCGTTGAAGGATATTAACGTCGAAGTAAACGGACACCATTTATTAGTAATGGGGGATAATGGAGTGGGCAAATCTTCATTCATTCAATTATTAGAAATAGCAATGGGTAGGCAAAACAATTTACCCATAAACGCCAAAGGTGAGGCTGAAACTACCTTTTTACACGAAGGCAAGGAAATTAAATGCAAGGTAACATTTAAAGAGGGTAAGCCTATTTTAAAGATAACAGGTCAAGGAATAAGTATAGACAACAATAAAGGGGCTATTGCTTCATTGTTTGGAGCTGTGGATTTTGACATTAATGAATTTGTAGAATTATCAAATTCAAAAGCTGGGCAAAAAAAGCAAGTCGAAATATTTAAAAGCCTATTAGGTCAAGAAGTAATAAACGAACTTAACCAATACGAAGCTAATATAAAAAACTCGTATGATGAACGAACAGCATTAGGTAGGGATTTAAAGAATTTAGAGGGGGCAATTAAAGCAAGTAAGTTAGGCAATTATCCAGAATTTGAGTTGAAAAAAATACAAATGGTAGATGTTACCAGTCTGGTAAATGATATAGAGGTTGCTAATAAAAACAATAATAACTACACCCGAATTAAACAAGCTTTGATTGATAAACACAATGAGATTAACAGCTTAAAACAAAGGATTGAAGTACTGGAGGGGGAAATTGAAAAAGGCAATAGCTGGTTAGAAAATAACAAGCTAATAGATACAACGGAATTAACAGAAAAATTAAAGAACTCAAACGAGATAAACCAGCAATACACAGAGGCACAGACGTTATTATCTCATTACTCAAAGATAGAGGGAATAAATGAAAATATAGGCGAATTAACCGCTTTAATAGAAAGTAGTAAACAAGCAATAAATGATACTATTAAGCAAATGGAAAGCCCTGTAAATGGCTTGACGTATAATGAAGATACACTAGTTTATAATGATGTGCCGGTATCAATAAATAATTTAAGCTCAAGCGAAATAATCGAGTTAGGTATATTAATGAAGTTAGCGTTTAACAATTCGGGTATTATCTTTATACAGAGGGGTGAAAGTATCGGTAAAAAGAGGTTGGAGGAAATTTACGACGTGGCAAAAAAGTTAGATTTACAAATTATAATGGAAGAGGTATTGAGAGGTAAGGAAAATATAACCTTTGAAATAGTTAAAGATAATGAATGAAATATGTATAGCAAATTGCGAGTATTTAAAGCCACATCATATAGAGCCAATAAAGAGGTTTTGGAATACGTTTAATTTAGATTTATATTTGGAGTATTTACTAAAAAAAAACAAGTCTAAAAATGAGAATTAATACCTTTTATAAATACCTTACCAAAGAGCAACGAGAACACGTTTCTATTGTGAACTACTTAAAATATAAATACCCTAATTTAATTTGGTGGCATACAATGAATGAGGGTAAACGCACACCTTATGAGCGCTTTTTGTTTGGCGTAATGGGGGCTAAAAAGTCTGTGCCTGACTTTGTTATTTTAGAGCCTAAAAACGGATATAACGGAATGTTATTGGAGCTAAAAGCAGAGGGAGAAAAGATAACCAAAAAAGACGGTAAGCCATTAAAGGATAAAACGGAGCAAATACAATTTTTAGAGGCGTGTAAGGCTAAGGGGTACTATACAGTAATGGTTGCAGGGTTCGACAATGCTATAAAAGAAATTAATAACTATTTAAAATAAATAAAATGGCAAAATTTAGTGTAACGGTTACTCGTACCGATGAATACGAAATCGAAGTTGAAGTTAGTAGGGTGTAGCCATTTCTACTAACGTTTTGCGTATAAGGGAAGCCGACAATTACGTTGGCTTCGTGGGTGGGATTGGCGGTTTACTTTATACGCTGTTACCACCAGTGCTTTTAACGAATTTAATTTAAACAACAAATGGAAAATAAAATAGGAATAATCGGAATGGATGGCACAGGGAAAGCAGTTTCCGAAGCGTTAAAAAATAGAGGTGTTGATGTGATTATAGTTGATGAACCAACTTTACATACACACGATGAAAGTTTTGATTTGCACGGTGTAAGATATGCACCTATCAAAACAGAGCAAAGGAAACACAAACACGTTTCATCAAAACTTGGTGGAATTATGGCAATGGCTTCAATGATTTATCTACCTTATATGAATGATTTATATGGGTACGGAGAAAGCAGATATGAACGCAAATTGCCAGAGGGTACAGATATTATCAAAGAGTATGGATTAATTAAAAACAAGCAGTCAAAGTTGTCAAAATGGGAACGTGATATGGTTGTCAGAATATTTGAAAAGAATTACTACCGTGTCTGATAGCATTGGTGGTAACGGTTCTGGTATTGCCGAAGTGCGGGCATAACAGCACTAAACCTTAATTGAAAAACAAATGTTTAATATGAGTACAGAAGATAAATTGAAACACGAAACCCCGCATTTTGGCAATACCCTGTTATGTGCCGTAATATCTCGGGATGAAATAACTCAAAAGTTGAATAAAGTAAAGGGTAGATATTTTGTTTATTTGCTTCTAAAGGATGATGAAGTTATTTATGTAGGCAGGTCTTTTAATCTCTCGTGTAGGTTAAGTTGGCATAAATACAGAAAGGATTTTAATGAGGTTTATTTGGCTGAATATGAAACTTACGCTGAATGTTGTCAAGCCGAAAAACAAATAACAAAATATTACTCTCCAGTTGAAAACAAGTTGTGGGTTAATTATGGCACATAACAGACTACTTTATGAAAGAAACAAATAGATATAATTAATATGAATAAATTAAAATGGCAAACCAAAGAGATTAAGCTAACACAGATAGTGCTTAATCCATTAAACCCAAGAATTATAACTGACAGCCAAAAAAACGCCCTTAGAAACTCACTAAATGAGTTTGGACTTGTTGAAATACCAGTATTAAACCCAACAGACAAAAACAATTTTATGGTTATTAGCGGACATCAAAGAATTGAGCTATTACGTGAACAAGGATCAAAGGTTGTTGAATGCAGAGTGCCTAACAGACCTTTAACAGAAAGCGAAGCCAAAAAATACACCCTAATAGCCAATACACACGCTGGTTATTTTAACCCTGAAATATTAGATGTTGAATATTCAGACGTAGTGAATGATTTGGAGTTTGTTATCCCTCTATTTAATCCTGAGGACTTACAAACAAACGAACAAGGGGAGCAAGAAGAAGAAGAAACCACAGAGGAGCAAGAGGCAAAAGAGCCTAATACTAATGTAATAGCGGTGCAATTAACGGATAAGGAAATGATACAATGGCTAACATTTAAAGAGGAGCTTGGAGTAATGAATGATAAAACAGTTATTTTAAAATTAATGAATGAATTTAAAAAATAGTTATATTTGTATAAAAATTTAAGCTATGAAAAAAAATATTAAAACAGAGCAAAAAAAAGAAACTTGCGTAAAAGAATCTAAAGGGCAAGTTAAAGCTGCAATTACTAAAGGCACAAATATTAATAGTAAAAAAAATGCTAAAATATTTGAGAAAGCCTCTGGAAAGAAAGTATCATCTTACAATAATAGTAAATTGTCTGCAAGTACTATAAATAAAGCATACGATAAATTAGATAAGATAAAAGTAAGAGGCGGTAAAAAATAATGATTGACCTATTAACCAATGGTTTCTTATCATCTCCAATAGCCACTAACATTAACCTCAATTATTGTTCACATGGTTGCAGTTATTGTTTTGCTAATATAAATTATCCAAAGAGAAAGGCTAATTTAACGGAGATTTTAAGACTACTGAAAGGCATTGAACGCAATAAAGGCAAAGACCTTGTTAGCTATTATTTGGCTAATAAATACCCTTTAATGGTATCAAATAACATTGACCCATTCAGTAAATCAAATTACTCGCTATTTAATCAAATAGGCACGTTTTTATTAGAGTTAGGCGTACCAATGTTTATTGCAACAAGAGGGGGAGAGGGTTGGCAGGAATGGAGCGAGAAACTACCAAAATCAATATGGTATATATCTGTCCCTTATCACGATGACGCTATACGTCAAAGATTAGAGCCTAATGCGCCAAGCCTTGAATATCGGTTTAATATGGTTAAGGAGCTAATTAAGAAACATAAAATAATTATAGGGATTAACCCTATGAATGAAAACTATGTTAAAGACCCTTTACTCATCATTAAGCAATACGAAGCCATAGGAGTAAAGAATTTTGTAATAAATCCTATACATTTAAGCCCAAAGCAACAAACTAATTTAACTGAAACACAAAAGGACGTTATAGGTAGGGATATACTTGCTAATTGCAAAAATAATAAATTTACAAAAGAATATTTAGAGATATTTATCAGATGTTACAAGTATATCAAACTAAAAGGGCTAATATTAAACTTTAATGAAACGGGCGAAGCTAATAACTCAATGGACATCTACAATGAGTGCTATCCAACGAGGCTACCAACACATCAAGACTTTTTCAACTATTTGGCTAAAGATAGTACACCAAGACAAGTAACATTTAAAGAGTATTATGATTTTTTTGCTCCGAAATTGCCAGATATAGTGTCTAATACTTCGCAATTCATATTTAATAAAGCGAATATTAAAGACAAATCTAGTTACATAGCAACGAAGCTAACAAATGTACTTCATTACTATTGGGAGGTATTACCAGAGCCAATACCAAGCTATACATCAACACTAAGTTGGATTAAGAAGGACTTTGGAACAAAGGTTGATTTTTTAAGAGATAAAGAAAACAATAAAATAATGTGGTATGATAACACAAAAGAAAATTGGAATGATTACATTTTTAAATAAGGCTTTAGAATTCATAGCGACAAAGATACATTTAATAGTAGCGTTTACTGTTGGAACATTATACATTCCTTACTATTGGTATCGTGATATGTATCATTACACAGCTTTTGATATGATAAAGGTGATCTTTTTTACAAATGTAACACCGCCAATTATATTACTTGCTTTAGCGTTATTAGGCAAAAAGTATCAGACGTTTAAATACGTTGTTTTATTATTAAAAGAAACCAATCAAAGCCGTATAATGCAAATCCTTTTATATTTAGCTTTTTTATTAGTATTTTTGCTATTATATTACTAATGGAGTATAATGGCGTTAAAGAATAGTAGCCAAGATAATCAAGCCCCTTTTGTCAAAAATCCCAAGCACAAACAAGTGCTTGACGCTTATTTGTCAGGATTAAGCAGAGATAAGGCTTATACATCTGTCTTTAAGAAACTTTCACGTAGTAATATTAGTTACATCTTTAACACCTATAAGGACTATATTAACTATCATAAGAATATTGCAAATGTTGAGGTTTTAAAGGCATATAAGTCAGAGAAAATAGCCGATGAGTACGAGGTAATGGAGAAGTGTACGGATATTATTAGGGGGGTTATAATGGCGGAGCGAATAGATAAGATACCTATGGAATTTACCGACAATAATGGTAAGACATACACCAAACTAGTGCCACAAAAGATTAAGTACACCGACTTAGATAAGATACTAAGAGCAATTGAGTTATTAATGAAAATAAAAGGGGTATTGCCTAAGCGACCTGAATATGCAACTCAAGAAATTAAATATGAGGTTGTTTACGATGCCGATAACTTACTAAATGGAACAGATAAAGACATTGCAAATATCTAAACCATTGCCACACGATGGGCAAATGGAGGTTTTAAGGAATTTAAAACGATTTAATGTAATTGCTAATGGCAGACGTTGGGGGAAAAGTAAGTTAGCTATATTATTATCAATAAACTCATTATTAAGAGGTCATCACGTTGGTTACTTTGTACCCTCGTTTACATTTGCCGATGATATTTGGAGCGAAATGAAGGATCGTTTAGAGCCTTTTATGGTAGGTAAAAATGAAACAACCAAATCATTTAACACACGTTCGGGTGGACATTTTAAAATATGGTCATTGGAGAATAAAATGGCTGGACGTTCACGCAAATACCATAGGGTTATAGTTGATGAGGCATCATTTAATAAAACACTATTACAGCAATGGGAACAAGCCATAAGACCGACGTTAGCGGATTATAAAGGGGACGCTCATTTTTTAAGTTCGCCTGTGTTTGGTACTGATTTTCACGAATTACACCAAAATTCAGAGCGTTACGATAATTGGAGTAGCTTTAATATGCCTACTCATACAAATCCATACATCTCAAAAGAGGAATTAGTATTAATTGAAAGCCAAACCGACCCTTATACCTTTGCTCAAGAATATTTAGCAAAGTTTATACGATTAAAAGGAAAACCTTTTGTTTATACGTTTAATAGGGATAAGCATATAAAGTTATTTAGACCTATTGATAAAAACAGACCGTTGCATTTATCATTTGACTTTAACGTCAATCCTATGACGTGTATAGTAGCGCAACACGACGAGAATCATTCTTACATTCAGGTATTAGATGAATTTAGAGAAAGCAACTCCAATATCTTTGACCTTTGTCGAAAAATAAAAATAAAATACGGTGATTATTTTCTGTATGTTACAGGCGACCCAGCAGGGTTAAGCCGTTCTAGTTTATCCGAAAATATGAACCATTACATTGTTATCAGGAATGAATTAGGGTTATCGGATAGCCAATTACACGTTAGAAGCTCCCACGAATATTTAAAGAACTCATTTGTATTAATAAACTCACTATTTAGCCGACACCCTAACATTTATATTAATCCTGAATGTAGGCACTTAATAAAAGACCTTGAAATGGTGCAGGTATTGGAGGACTATCAGATTGATAAAAAGGATAAGGAATTAAGCCACCTATTAGACTGCCTTAGATATTATTTAGAAACCTATTTTATGAGTTTCTTAAAAATAAGGTTTTAAACCCCTCAAAATTTGAGGTATGTTTTTGTGTATATTTTAAAATATATTATTTTTATTTGTAGCGTATTAATAATAAACCAAAATAAAATGAAATACTTAACAGAATTAAACAGAAGTAAAATTAAAGCAGTGGCATACGGAATGGCTATTGCTCACTCACTCCAAACCTCTGAATTATTTGATTACACTATTTTTGATGTTCAAATCAATGAAAGTCAATTTTCCTATGAGTTTATAATAAAATACGGTGCTTTAGAACGAGATTTCACACTATTAAAGCAAGAAACTATAATAAAACTTAGTAGGAGTATTTATAACTCGATTTTATCGCTTGAAAATGATATTATAGAAGAAGAAAACGAATATTTTAATCACGCTGGTAATGAATAAAAAAGGGGCTTTAATTAGCCCCATTTTGTTTTATTGTGCCATACGTTTGGCTCGTTGTTCATTTAGCCATTTTTGATGTTCCGAAATATTATCTTGACCTTGTTTTACATTTACTTTTAAAGGCTCTTGTATTACATTATTCTTTGCCAAATATCCCTCCAAGTTACTATCTAAAAAGTTATCTAAGCTAATCGTGCTTCGTTTGTCCTCTGAAATAATCTTTGAGCCATCTTTGTTCAATATCTCTAAATCACCCTTATCATTTAGCTTTAAAATGGCATTAGACTTGTTTAATCGGTTGTTAATGATGACTGATATATCTTCTATATCTGTTCCCTCTTTATACTTAAACTTGCTTAGTTTAGTATTAAGTAAATTATTAACCTTAAACGCCTCTATTTCGCTTTTAACGCTTTCTTTGACATCTTCAACCTCTTTAGCCTTAGCCTCAATCTCTTTATCTCTCTTAATTAATTCAGCTTGTAATTGCTCCAATGTGCTATCCCCTTTTTTAGCGGATTTTACCATAGCTAATTCAATAATACTGTCAATATCCTTGTCCTTTATATCTTCAGGGCTTAATCCAGCTAATTTAACAATCTTTTTTTCAGTTTTAGTCAAAACCTCTCTCATAGCCTGATCATGCTTACTCTTTAAGGCATTTTTATAATCATCGGTATTCTTAAATAAATCGTTGTTATAACTTACAATCTCCTCCAAAGCCTCTTTTAAATCATCATCGGGTAGGTCTTTTAAACCATCTGGAATTTGATTAGTTAATTTTTCGGCTTTGTCTTGCTTTAATCCTAAACTAATTAGGAATTGCGTTAATTGTTTTTTTGTCATTGTATGTTTTTTTTATTTGTTAGGTTTCCAGCTCGATTTTAAAGTATGTTTAGTAAACTGCTTTACAGGTGGTGGTTCATGCTTTACGATTGGTTTTGGTGGTTCATTGGTAGGCTCATTATATTTTATATCCTCCAATAGCTCATCAATCTTAACGAGTTTATTTTTTCTTTTTGACATCTTTTTTAGTTTTAGTTGTTATTTCTTTTGCCTCTAATAGTTCATTAACCTCTTTACAAAGGTGTATTTCTACCCTTTCAGCCTCTTTATAGGCTTGTATTAATTCGCCTTGTTCGTTATACTCTCCTAAGTATTTAAACGCTGTAATATTGCCGAATTTCTCGAAATACTCTTTTCCTTGACTTGAATAACTTATCCTTTCGCCTGTTATTCTATTTTCATAAATATGTGCCATATCTTTTTTAACAACAAATTTAAGTATTTTTTATTTTAACTCCAAATGCCCTATGCCTACAATTAAAACCGCCTCTGTTTATGAGAAAATTCTTTATAGTTGTATCGGGTATCATTCCACTAACTTTATGAGTTTCATAAAACCTTGCTTTCTTTACCCATTTTAATTCCTCTTTTATTTGTTCGTCTGTTAAAGTTCCCATTTTAACCCACTTCACACATTGACCTCTTGATGTTTCTATGATACTACCGACATAACGAATAGCACCTAATTCAAATTCATTCTTATACGTTTGATTTACCATTCCATCGTATTGCTGAATACTATCGGTTGCTACCTGACCGACATACTTTTGCATTTGGCTATCCTTGCCTCCAATATACTGTTGTAAATCTTCTATGGTTTCAGATACACTTGCACCAAATACGATGTTCTTATACAAAGCCTTCCTAATTGGTTTAACAAAGTTCTCATACATTCCGTTGCCTGTCAGGCTATCTATTACTTGGCTTACTGCCTCTTTTTTAATGGGGCTTATTTGACTTGAACTAATACGTCCTATCTTTAATGCCTCGTATTGTGCGATGTTGTTTTCAGTTACTAAATCAAAGCCTAAACCAAAACTCTTTACGCTATCATAGTAACCGTACTTTTTAAACGTCTTATTAAACAACTTCTCCACCATCATTAAAGCCTCAATAGCTTTCTTTGTATTGCTTATCTTACCGCCCTTAATATCCATATAGTCGAATATCTCGACTATTGAATTAAACAGTTTAGGCTCTACTATTCTAATTTGCTTTAAAAGGCTTTCTACTATATCGTTGAGGTCGTTGTCTGACTTCTTTAATATATCCTCCAACTTACTCATTTGTCGGTATATTTTGGTTTAAATTATCAATATAAGGCTTTACCTCTGTTAAATACATTTGCCATAAGGCTTTATTATCCATTTGTATAAATTCATTCTCACCTATACGCTTGGCTATGGCTGTTAAGATATTAAACGAGTAAATAGAGTTTAAAACACTTTCTTTTTCAACTAATCCAGCTAAAAACATTGTGTTTTTTTCTTCTACACTTAAATTATACAACGGGTCGTTTTGACTAATAACATCATATATTTTATTGTTTAAATTATCGTTATTAAATACGCTCTTTGCTAACTCTGAATTTAACTGTGCTATTAAATAACTCGGTGCATTGCTATTCTTTAAACTTGTTGTTTTTTCGATTAGCTCCACCGTATCAGGCTCTCTAAAGTTAGCTGGGTAAATTACTTTAACATCTGTCTTTACTAACTCTATATTGTATCTATACGCCTGAATTGCCTTTAGGGTAAATTCCATAACACTAAATAAGTTGCTAAATATCTTATTTAGCATATTATCTTGTTGCTGTAAGTCAATCCGCTTAGCCTCACCGCTTAAAGCTGTTTCACCTAAATTCAAATTCAATTTGTTTTCAGACTCTTTAATTAAAGATAAGTATGTACTATAAGCATTTTGTACATAGGCTATATCTGGGCTTATAAATCTAACACTTGGTATGCTTGGGTCTAATGTCTTTGAGCCAATCTCTGTTGTACTACCAGCGCTCCGTATTACAGTGCCAAACATTGTTCGTGGCATTGGCTTGGTTTCAGACTTTAAGTTGTACTCCGTTAAGTTATTCACTCCATCTTCGCTACCGTCTAAATTATAATCTCTGCCTTTAATTGTTTGAACATCACATTG